CCGGACAATCTTGTCCGGCGGCCGGCGCATGTTCAGTTCTGAATCGAGGCGAGCGTTCCGTTTTCGAAATAAAGGTAGCTGTTTGTTCCGTAGACCCATTGTTCGTGTACGCCCCAACTGCCCGACATGGTGTTGACGTCTTCGGGCGACCCCCATGCCTCACGGCACATTTCCCGGGTCATACCGATCCGGACTTTGCCCTCCAGGATCAGCTCGGCAGTAGCCTTGCCGTATTTCCGGTAGAGCGCAGCCTTACGCTCCTTCTGCTCTTTTTCCTGTTGCAGGCGGGCTTCGGCGCGCTTTCGGGCCTCCTCGGCGCGCTGGGCGTATACCTCTTCGGACGGGGTGAAGATCAGCTCTTCCATGAAGGCGCGGTCGCTGCCGAGGGTGTATCCTTCGACGCCGAAAGGTGTCGGGTAGCGGCAAAGCGGGATGTAAATCCGCACGCTGTCCTCTTTCCGTTCGAATACGAACGCGGGCACGGCGTAACCCGTTCCGTCGCCGATCAGCCGGAGGTCGAGGCACTTCAGTTCCGTGCCGAAATTCAGCCGGTTCTCTTCGCCCTGCATGGTCTTGGCCTGCAATCCGAAGTATCCGGAAACATATCCCGGAGCTTCGGGTTTGCGCTTCGTGAGGAAGAACTCCCTGCCGACGTATGCCGCACGGTACTTCTCGATCAGCCCTTCGACGACGACCGGATAATATTCGTCCCGCAGGTTCGTTTTGTCTTTTCCCGCATGTGCATACCAATAGAGTGTTTCTCCCTCTTTGGATCGGAGCCGGAAAACCCGGAACGCCTCTCCCTGGATTCTGTGTGTCTTGAGACCTGTTATTTCGAAGGTTTTTCCTTCGATGGCTTCCGCCGGGGTGAACCAGCCCGTTTCGGGAGCCGTCGGAAAGAGGTCCCGTCCGAGAACGTGCGACTCCATTGTCGTGCATCCGCAGGCGGCTGTCGTTTCGTCTTTGTAGAACCGGGGACGGTAGGTATCGCTGTAAAGGGTGTCGATCCGGAAATCCTCGGGGCGGACCTTTCTGCGGGGTTTGCGCAGCCACACCGTGTCGATGCGCACGACGGCGGGCGTTTCCGCGAGGAAGTTGAAGTAGGCGACCGGGCGGAGATCGGCGTGAATGTCCCGGGGATAGAACAGGATGCGTTGCCCGACGAGGCTTTCGTAATAGGCGGCGTCGCCGCCCGTGCGGATGTTTGCCGTCGAATCGTATACCGCCGGCGCGGTTTTCTCCGGCGCGGCGCCGTGCGGCAGGACGGATTGGACTTTGAGTTGTGCCGAAGCGTCTGCGATGCAGCAGAGACCGAGCAGGGTGGGGAGGAGGCGTTTCATCTTTTTGTCGTATGGACCCAAAGGTAGCGATAATTCCTGTCTTTGGCGCCGCTGCGGCGCTTTTGTTTGCCGGAGTGCTTTGCAATTCGCCGGCGATTCGGTTTTGAGCCGGCTTTTTCTTATCTTTGTTGCCTACAATGTAAAGTTTATGGGAGAAGTAAGGGCAAAAAAGGCGCTGGGACAGCATTTTCTGGTCGACCTGAATATCGCGCGCAAAATCTGCGATTCGCTTTCGGGCGGCAGTGCGGCCGGCGGACCGTGTACGGTGCTCGAAGTGGGGTGCGGCATGGGCGTGCTGACGCAGTTCCTGCTGCGGCGCAGCGACATCGTGACCTGGGGCGCCGAGATCGACCCGGAGAGCGTCGCATACCTCCACGCGCACTACCCGGAGTTCGCGCCGCGGCTCGTCGCGGGCGACTTCCTCGGGATGAACCTGCGCGAACGCTTTCCCGAAGGACTGAAAATCATCGGCAACTTCCCCTATAACATCTCGTCCCAGATTTTTTTCAAGGTGCTGGAGAACCGCGATCTCGTTCCCGAGTGCGTGGGCATGATCCAGAAGGAGGTCGCCGTGCGGCTGGCCGAGCCTCCCGGTTCGAAGGAGTACGGCATCCTGTCGGTGCTCCTGCAGGCGTGGTATGACATCGAATATCTGTTTACCGTGAACGAGACGGTGTTCAATCCGCCTCCGAAGGTCAAGAGCGCCGTGATCCGCCTGCGCCGCAATGCCACGGAGCGTCTCGGCTGCGACGAAACCCTGTTCGTGAAGGTGGTGAAAGCCTCCTTCGGCCAGCGGCGCAAGATGATCCGCAACTCGCTGAAGTCCGTGTTCGGCGATTTCGGCGGGGCCGAGCACCCCTTCTTCACCCGGCGCGCCGAGCAGCTGGGCGTCGCCGAGTTCGTGGAGCTAACGAATTGGGTTTCGCGATTTTCGATTTTATAGGGCATCTTTGCACTTGCATTCGTGCGGCACGAATGGGACGTATTTCGATACTACCCATCCGTGCCGCTCTTCGTTTAAGCACAAATCTGTTCCTCTAAAATCGAAAACGCATTTTGCTCCGGCCTGCCGTTACATGCCGGCCGGTTTTTCCGCCCCGGCGACCACCGTCACCAGGTCTTCGCGGCGGAGGTATTTCCGGGCCAGCTGCTGCACCCCGGCGGGCGTCATCTCCCGGATACGGCGTATGTTGCTGCCGATCACCGTGTTGTCGCAGCCGCAGAGGATGTTTTCGATCGTCACGTCGGCGATGCCGAACGGCCCGTCGAGAATGCGCATCATCTCGCCCGTCATCATGTTTTTCACCAGCTCCAGTTCCGCTTCCGGCATCGGCTCCGCGCCGAGGCGTTCGATCTCGGCGTAAATCTCCCGCAGAGCCTCCTGCGTCACGTCCGCGCCGACCTGGGCCGCTATGGCGAAATAGCCTTCGCGTTCGAAGTTGACCATCGCCGAGACCACGCCGTAGGTGTAGCCGTGCTCTTCGCGGAGGTTCTGCATCAGGCGCGAGCCGAAATAGCCGCCCAGGGCCGTCGCCACGACCTGCATGCCCAAAAAATCGGGATGCGTGCGCGGGAACAGCAGGCGGCCGATGCGCAGCGACGACTGCACGGCCCCCGGGTACTCGACGAACGCCGTATGCGTGGTCTCGGGCGCGGGGAAGGCGGGCGGCGCTTCGGCCGCGCCGCGGGGAATCCGTCCGGCAAGCTCCGCCACGGCCTTCAGCTCGTGGTCGCCGATGCGCCCGCTGCACACGACGAAGCAGTTTTCGGCGGTGTAGAACCGGCGGTAGAATCCCGCCACGTCGTCGCGCGTGAGGCTGTCGTAGGCCTCCTCGTGCGACGAGACGCCGTAAGGATGCCGCTCCCCGAACAGCGCCCGTGCGAAGGCCTCGCGGGCCTTCACGTCGATCTTCGCCCGCTCGACCGCCAGCCGCTGTCTGCGTTTGGCGGCGTAGGTGCGCAGCTCCTCCTCGGGGAATGCGGGGCAGAGCAGGATCTGCTCCGCTACGGCGAGCGTCGGGTCGAAGAATTTCGAGAGGGTGGCGAAATTGATGTAGGCGTAGTCGCGGTCGACGTTCACGTCGTACCACGAGCCGTAGTAGTCGAGTTGTTCGGCGATCTGGTGCGCCGTCATGTCGCGCGAGCCTTCGGAGAGAAGGTTGGCGGCGGCCGACGCCGAGAAGGGCGCCTGCTGGAGGGCCGATCCGGCGCGGAAGACGAACGAGATGCGCAGCACCTCGAAATCGTCGGAGGCGAGCGTGTAGAGTCCGATGCCGTTGGGTAGCGTCGTGCGGCGGGCTTCGGCGACCTCGACCTGCGAGGGAGTTATGCGGGGTTGTGTCATTTCCTGGCGTTGTAAATGAGTGTGGAACTGTTTTCGGGCCGCAGCGTGCGGCGGCTGAACGAGCGGATGTCCTCGTCGGTGACGGCGCGGTAGCGGTCCACCTCGCGGTTGATCAGGGAGAGGTCGCCCAGCATCTCGTAGAACCCGAGGTTCATCGCCTTGTTCATCACGTTCAGTTCGCCGAAGAGCGTGTTGGCTTCGAATTTGTTCTTGACCTTTTCGATTTCGTATGCGGTCGCGGCGGTCGTTTGCAGGGCTTCGATCTCTTCGCGGAAAGCCGCTTCGGCCGCTTCGGGCGTCACGCCCGGGAGCAGCTGGCCCGTGAAGACGAACAGTCCCGGATCGACGTCGCCCGTGATGTAGGCGTTGACGCTCGACAGCAGGTTGCGTTCTTTGACGAGGTGCGTGTAGAGGCGTCCCGAGTCGCCGCCCGAGAGCAGGTCCGAAACCAGGTCGGCGGTGTAGAAATCGGGCTTGGTGCGCGCGCACATGTGATAGGCTACGGTGACGGTCGAGGCCGGCACGTCGCGTTCGACCTCCTGGCGGCGGGCCTGTGTCTGCACGGGTTCCTGCGGGATGGCGGCCGTCGCGGACGGGTGGTCGGCGAGCGGCGCGAACCACTTTTCGGCCAGCTCCAGCATCCGCTCCTCCTCCATGTCGGCCGAGATCGACAGAATGGCGTTCGACGGGCGGTAGTGGGCGCGGTAGAAGGACTCGACGTCCGCGAGCGTGGCTCCGGCGATATGGTCGGTCGCCAGGCCGATGGCCGCCCAGCGGTAGGGGTGGACCTTGTAGGCGAGCGCCCGCAGCAGCATCGTCTGGTCGCCGTAGGGCTGGTTGAGGTATCGCTGGCGGAACTCCTCGATCACCACCTTCTTCTCGGCTTCGAGCTTGGCGGGGGTGATGTCGAGTCCCTCCATGCGGTCGCTTTCGAGCCAGAGGGCCGTTTCGAGGTTGTCCTTCGGGAGCGTGATGTAGAAATCCGTGTAGTCGTTGTTGGTGAAGGCGTTGTTGTCGCCCGAAGCCATCTGCACCGGAAGGTCGAAATTCTCCACGGCGCGCGTTCCGCGGAACATCAGGTGTTCGAACAGGTGGGCGAATCCCGTGCGTGCGGGGTTTTCGTTGCGCGCGCCGACCCGGTAGAGGATATTCACGGCGGCGAGTTTCGACGCCCGGTCGCGGTTGACCACGACGGTCAGCCCGTTGGGGAGTGTTTTTCTGGTGTATGGAATCATAGTTGCGCAAAGGTACGAAAAAGTCCGGTGGCTGCAAACCGGGATTGCGTGGGATGGTCCCGTAGAACCTTCCGGCAGATAAAAGGGCGGTCGCGTCCCCGGGGACCGTAAAAAAGCAGCGGCGGGAAATACAAGTGACGCCTCATTGTTCGGAAAATGGATTCGGTGACTATGAAGAAGTTTGGGATAGGAATCCATCGCTCCCGCCGCTGCATGACCGGTACATCGGCAGAAACGAGAAGAGTGCTGCCGAGATCCTGGCTCCTGCGGCTCTGGTAAAGCCTGTAAACCCCTCACATCAGCGCGCACCCTTCGGGTACGATCCATTGTGGGTTTACAAAAAATTTACCAGATTTCAGGAGCCCCAATATAACCGTTTCAATAACGATATTTAAAGAACGAATGCAAACGTGTTTCCGAGGGCAAAGTTAATAAAAAATCCCGGTTTGCGGCCAATGTGTCCGAAAGTCCTATTCATAAACCTTATTTTTGCGGCTCCGTCCGTCCGGCCTGCGGTCCGCGCGCCGCGCGCCGTGTCCGGACGCGGCGTTTCCGCCCTCGGGATGCGTGCGCCTGCGGGTAATTCACTATTGGTTAGCCAGTTCTGCAACTTGGTGATTTCCCGGCAGTTTGTTGTTAATTGAATAACAACCCGGCTGTTATTCGATTCACATTTGAAATGTCGAAAAATAACGCTTTTTTGAACAAAAGTAAGTGCGGATTCTCGGCTGAAATTGCTATCTTTGCATCGCCCGTGTTTCCGGGCTGTGTCTGGATTGTTAGGAAAAACACACAAATATCATCTAAATTTCAACTAAAATGGCAGAAAAGAAATTTATCACTTGTGATGGTAACTACGCTGCGGCCCATGTGGCTTACATGTTCTCGGAAGTCGCGGCCATCTATCCCATCACGCCGTCGTCGACGATGGCCGAGCTCGTGGACGAGTGGGCCGCCCAGGGCCGTAAAAATATCTTCGGAGAGACCGTTAAAGTCGTTGAAATGCAGTCCGAGGCCGGAGCCGCAGGCGCCGTGCACGGATCGTTGCAGAGCGGCGCCCTGACCTCGACGTTCACCGCTTCGCAGGGTCTGCTGCTGATGATCCCCAACATGTACAAGATCTCCGGCGAGCTGCTTCCGGGCGTGTTCCACGTTTCGGCGCGTGCGCTGGCCGCACAGTCGCTGTCGATTTTCGGCGATCATCAGGATGTGATGGCGGCCCGCCAGACGGGTTTTGCCATGCTGGCCACCTCGTCGGTGCAGGAGGTCATGGACCTCGCCGGCATCGCGCACCTCGTGTCGCTGAAGGCCCGCGTTCCGTTCCTGCACTTCTTCGACGGTTTCCGCACCTCGCACGAGATCCAGAAGATCGAACTGATCGACGAAGCCGCGCTGACGGCGCTGCTCGACCGCGACGCCCTGAAGGAGTTCCGCGCCCGCGCTTTGAACCCCGAACACCCCGTTACGCGCGGTACGGCCCAGAATCCCGACATCTATTTCCAGACGCGCGAGGCTTCGAACAAGTTCTACGACGCCATTCCCGACATGGTGGCCGACACCATGAAGGAGATTTCGAAGATCACGGGACGCGACTACAAGCCGTTCGTCTACTACGGCGCGAAGGACGCCGAGAACGTGATCGTCGCCATGGGTTCGGTGACCGAGACCATCAAGGAGACGGTCGACTACCTGATGGCCAAGGGCGAAAAGGTGGGTGTAGTGACCGTGCACCTCTACCGCCCGTTCTCGGTGAAATACCTGATGGCCGTGCTTCCCGAGAGTGTGAAGCGCGTCTGCGTGCTCGACCGCACGAAGGAGCCGGGAGCCAACGGCGACCCGCTGTATATGGATGTCGTGGAGGCGTTCGCCGCCTGTCCGTGCGACCGCAAGCCGCTCGTCATCGGCGGGCGTTACGGCCTTTCGTCGAAGGACACCACTCCGGCGCAGATGCTGGCCGTGTTCGAGAACCTGAAGATGAACGAGCCGAAGAACCAGTTCACGGTGGGTATCGTCGACGACGTGACGTTCCGTTCACTGCCCGTCGGCGAGGAGATTTCGCTCGCGAAGCCCGGCACGTTCGAGGGCCTCTTCTTCGGTCTGGGCGCCGACGGCACGGTGGGCGCCAACAAGAACTCGATCAAGATCATCGGCGGCACGACCGACAAGTACTGCCAGGCCTATTTCTCCTATGACTCGAAGAAATCGGGCGGCTACACCTCGTCGCACCTGCGTTTCGGCGACCTGCCGATCACGTCGCCCTATCTGGTGACCACCCCCGACTTCGTGGCCTGCCACGTGCCTTCGTACGTCGACAAGTACGACGTGCTGAAGGGGCTGAAGACCGGCGGTTCGTTCCTGCTGAACTCGGTGCACGACGCCGAGACGACCTGCGCGACGCTGCCCGACCACATGAAGGTCTACCTGGCCAAGAACAAGATCAACTTCTATATCATCAACGCCACGAAGATCGCCGCCGAGCTGGGACTGGGTTCGCGCACCAACACGATCATGCAGTCGGCGTTCTTCAAGATCGCCAACGTCATTCCGTTCGACAAGGCCGTCGAGCAGATGAAGAAGGCGATCCAGAAGTCCTACGGCAAGAAGGGCGAGGATATCGTCAACATGAACTATGCGGCCGTGGACGCCGGCGGCGATGCCGTCGTTAAGGTCGAGATTCCTGCCGAGTGGGCTTCGATCGAGGACAAGGGCTTCGTGCATGTTTCGGACGCTTCGTGTCCCGAATTCGTGCGCAAGATCGTCGAGCCGATCAACGGCCTGAAGGGCGACGACCTGCCCGTATCGGCCTTTACGGGCCGTGAGGACGGTACGTGGGAGAACGGTACGGCCGCCTACGAGAAGCGCGGCATCGCCGTGAACGTGCCCGAATGGAAGATCGAGAACTGTATCCAGTGCAACCAGTGCGCCTATGTCTGCCCGCACGCCGTGATCCGTCCGTTCCTCGCAACGGAGGCCGAAGCTGCCGCTTCGGGCGTAGAGTGGAAGCAGGGTCTGGGCGAGACGAAGGACTACAAGTTCCGCATCCAGATTTCGCCGCTCGACTGTACGGGCTGCAGCAACTGCGTGGACGTTTGCCCCGCCAAGGAGAAGGCGCTGGTGATGAAACCGCTCGAATCGCAGCTGCCCCAGCAGAGGAATTGGGATTATATCGTAAAGAACATCGGCTACAAGCAGGTCGTGGACAAGACCAAGAGCGTCAAGAACCTGCAGTTCGCGCAACCGCTCTTCGAGTTCTCAGGCGCCTGCGCAGGCTGCGGCGAGACTCCCTATATCAAGGCTATTTCGCAGCTGTTCGGCGAGAAGATGATGGTGGCCAACGCCACGGGCTGTACCTCGATTTATTCGGGTTCGGCTCCTTCGACGCCGTACTGCACCAATGACAAGGGACAGGGTCCCGCATGGGCCAACTCCCTCTTCGAGGACAACGCCGAGTTCGGTCTGGGTATGCACGTGGGCGTCGAGAAACTCCGCGACCGTATTCAGGAGTCGATGGAGCAGGCGATCGCAGGCTGCACGAAGTGCTCGGACGAGCTGAAGGGCGTCATGCAGGAGTGGATCGCCGCGCGCGGTTCGTCGGCCAAGTCGGCCGAGGTTTCGGCCCGCCTGATCCCGATGATGGAGGCCTGCGGCTGCGACTACTGCAAGGACATTCTCGAAATGAAGGACTGGCTGGTGAAGAAGTCGCAGTGGATCATCGGCGGCGACGGCTGGGGTTACGACATCGGCTTCGGCGGCGTGGACCACGTGCTGGCTTCGGGTCTGGATGTGAATATTCTGGTCGTGGATACCGAGGTTTACTCGAATACCGGCGGTCAGTCGTCGAAATCGACGCCCGTGGGCGCCGTCGCCAAGTTCGCGTCGGCCGGTAAGCGTATCCGCAAGAAGGATCTCGGCGCTATTGCCATGACCTACGGTTACGTATACGTGGCGCAGGTTTCGATCGGCGCGTCGCAGATGCAGCTCTTCAACGTGCTGAAGGAGGCCGAGGCTTATCCCGGACCGTCGCTCGTGATCGCTTACGCGCCGTGTATCAACCACGGCATCAAGGGCGGCATGACGCGCACGCAGACCGTGGGCAAGGAGGCCGTAGCCTGCGGTTACTGGCACCTGTGGCACTACAATCCCGAACTGGCCGAGCAGGGCAAGAATCCCTTCGTGCTCGATTCGAAGGAGCCCGACTGGTCGAAGTTCCGCGAGTTCCTGATGAAGGAGGTGCGCTACACTTCGCTGTTGAAGACCTTCCCGGCCGAGGCCGAGGAGTTGTTCGAGGCAGCCGAGGAGAATGCCAAGTGGCGTTACGCCGGTTATCAGCGGCTCTCGAAAATGGAATATTAGTCCCGCATGACGAATTTTGCCGGAAGGATGCAGGATTTGCCTTCTTCCGGCATTTTTATTGAAAACAGGATCGGAAACCGATCGAAACCAAAATGATTACGAAGATGAAACAGATTTTAGGAGCGGCTGCGGCGATGCTGATGCTGGCGGCGGTGGTGGCTAACCTGCTGATGTTGAGCACAACGGCGCAGCCGATTGAGCAGGACGAGGCGGTGGCCGAGAAGCTGACGCAGACCTATGTGACGTACATGCCAGAGCCGGTCATCCGACAGGAAGAACCTGAGCGGGACATGAGCGCATGGACGGATGCGGCGGCGTACATCGCCAAGACCGTATACGGAGAGGCCATGGTGTGCGGAACAACAGAGCGGGCAGCGGTGGTGTGGTGCATTCTGAACCGAGCAGACGATGCACGGGATGCGACACCGGCGGGCGTGATTGCTGTGGTGACAAAGCCGTACCAGTTCCATGGATATGCAGCAGATCATCCGCTGCTGCCGGAGCTGGAGGAGCTGGCGCTGGATGTGATCGAACGGTGGCTGGACGAAAAGGACGGGAAGACTGACACCGGAAGAGTGCTGCCGAGGGAATACCTTTTCTTCACCGGCGACGGAGAACACAACCACTTCCGGACGGAGTGGAACGGCGGGCAAGTTTGGGACTGGAGCCTGCAAAGCCCGTATGAGGAGTGAGCGGATGGAACAGCTGAGCCTCTTCCCCGCTGCGCTGCGCGTGGGCGCATACATAGAGGAACACGGGCGGAGGCTTGCATGGGATGAGCTTCAGGTGGGCATGACCGTCATATATGACTGTTCCACGGAAAGCCACGAGTGGCTGATGGTTACAACCGTGGAAAAGATCATCCGGACACCGGACGATCTCAGGGTAATTCTGGATGGCGGAAGAAAGCAAAGACCGCTCATCAACCGCTGCCACATCGAAAGCGGAAGAACAAAGCTGTACCGGGAGGCAGGCGCATGAGAGAACGGGAAGCGCGGGAGATACCGGGGCTGCGGTATGAGACCTGCCGTGGCTGCGGGCTAAGATGGAACATCGCCAAAGGCCAAACGATACCAAAGGACGGATACCTCTGCCCACGCTGCCAGTGGGGGCGGACGATATACAAACAAAATGACAGGAGGAAATGAACATGAGCGACATCAAGGTAACACAGGCGGAGATCGACCTGCTGCTGAACAGCGCGGACGTGCAGGTACGCACGGAGTTCGGCAAGTGCACGGTGGTGACGGTGCGGCTGCGCAACGGCTTCATCCTGACGGAGAGCAGCGCGTGCGTAGACCCGGCCAACTACGACACGGAGCTGGGCAAGAGACTGTGCTTGCAGCACATCGAGAACCGGCTGTGGGAGCTGGAGGGCTATGCCCTGCAGAAGAGGACGGACGAGGAGCGCGCTGCGAAGTGCAAGGCGGTGGAAGCGAAAACGCACGACTTTGGCTGGGCACTGAGCAAGCTGCGCTGCGGCTGGCCGGTTCGGCGCAGAGGCTGGAACGGCAAGGGCATTTTCATCAAGCTGCAGGTGCCGGATGAGCACAGCAAGATGACCAGCCCGTACATCTACATCGACACCACTGGCCTGCGCAGCAACAATCCGGATGCACCGCGCAGCTGCGTGCCGTGGCTGGCAAGCCAGACGGACATGCTGACGGAGGACTGGGAGATCGCGGAGGTGCAGCATGGATAATCTGAGCGCACAGCAGAAGTTGATGGGCAACATGCAGGCGACCTCTGCGGAGCTGCTGAGCGGAATTATGGAAGAACGCGGACGCGGATTTGCCAGTGACCGGGAGGCATGGGCGCAGCTGAAGGAAAACATCGAGAACGTGGAGAGCCGGATGAAGGCCATCAAGGACGTGCACAAGGATATGTGGAGCGCGGTGAAAGACCATAACGGCGACGCATTCTGCGCGCTGGCGGGCGAGTTCCAGCGCAGCGCGATCCTGCTGGCCATGGAGTGGACGAATGCCAGCGTGCTGGCAAACATCGCGGTGCTGCACGGGGAGGACGAATGATGACGAGAAGCGAATTACTGCACGCGGCGGAGGTCTGCGTGTGCGGGCAGAGAGAAGAAGACTACGGCACACCGGAGGACAGCTTCCGTGTGATCGGGGAGTTGTGGGAGACCTACATCAAAGAAAAATGCGTCGGAGACCCGGCGGCGGAGGTTTGCATCGTGCCGGAGGATGTGGCGGCGCTGCTGGCGCTGCTGAAGATCGCACGCATTGCCACAGGACACGGCAAGAGCGACAACTGGGTAGACCTTGCGGGCTATGCGGCCTGCGGCGGAGAGCTGCAGAGCAGACCGGCGGTGTGCGGCAAATGAAACGGCTGACAGTGGACACCGACCTTTCCTTCTGCGACATTGCGCAGTGCGATTCCGTCCCCGGCGGGAGCTTCTGCGAGGATGGACGATGCGATCAGCGGCGCTGCTACGAGAAGCTGCGGGAATACGAGCGCAGCGATCTGGAGCCTGAGACGCTGCAAAAGGCACAGGGGCTGCTGAAGGAGCTGAAGGACGCGCGGCAGACTGTGGAGCTGATGGATGCCTGCGGCAAGCGGGTATGCAGCAGCGAGGAACACTGGGGCTGCCCATACGGCAACGAGGGCATGACAGACTGCGCGGTGCTGCTGGAGGCGGCCTATGAGGACACCATTGAAAAGCTGCTGGCGCTGAAGGAAACACTGGAGGGATAAGCGATGGCAAAGCAGAGCGGATACCTACAGAAGCTGGCGGCGCAGCAGGCTGTTCGGGATGAGAAGACCCGGCGCTTTACGCTGCAGCAGTGCAAGGACATGATGCTCATCACCATGCACGAAGACTTCGGCTGGGGCGAAGAGCGGCTGAAGAAGCTGAGCGACTGCTACGACCAGACCTTTATGACCTATGCGGAAATGTGCCTTGCGGATGCAAAGACCGACAAGCAGATATGGTTCACGCAGGGCAAGGTGGACGAGCGCCTGAAGAAGGCGTGCGGAAAATACTTCGTACCGTGGGATGAACGGTACAGATAATCAGGAGGATGCCCCATGAATATCAGAAAGACCATCACAAGCGAGATCGAGTGGAACACCATTAAGAAGGCGCAGGCGGACGGAAAGCTGCAGGAGCTGCTGCAGGTGGGAGATGAGCTGGACATCACGCTGAAGACCGGCGAAGAGCTGACGGTGCAGGCCGTGGGAACCACGGAGCGTGGGCTGATTTTCCTGCTGAAGGACTGCATGAAGGATATGCGCAGCATGAACAAGCGCATGACCAACAAAGGCGGCTGGCGGGACTGTGAGATGCGGCTGTGGCTGAACGAGACAATTTTCCACATACTGCCGGATGAGCTGCAGGAGATCATCGTGCCCCGCCGCATTGTACAGACCGTGGACGGCGAGGCACTGGAGAGCGAGGACAAGCTGTGGTTGCCATCGT